TTAAATTTTATCTATAATTTTATTTACTTCTGCGATACCTTTACCATCTAGCTTATCTATTATCCCAAGATAAGCCACATTTCTAGCTACTACAGAAGTACTGGTCGTTGTAATTATTTGTTTTTGTAATTTGTCCTTAAGCTTTCGTTTTTCATCATCTAATTTAGATTTAATAAAAATCTTCGCAAATTCTTTTAATATGTTCATTTTTATTCCTCTGCTGGTGCTAATTTATTAACTACTTTTTCTACAAGCCAAAGACTACCATTTATGGCTACTGGTAAGAAAATAGTATCTCTAAATTTTACCCAGCCTTTTTCATCAACCGCACTATTTTTAAGCTCTGCAACAAAAGCTGTAGCTACTTCTTTAACTGCTGGTAATGCTGTATCTTTAATCCATTTAATAGCCACATCTTTTACTTCAGTTGTAACAAAATCCTTAATATTTTCTAAAACTTCATTTTTAATTTCATCAATAGTCATATTAATAATCTCCTTTATCAAAATAATTTTTCTGCGTCAGTAATTCCACGAGAAATGGCATTAGCAAATTCTTTTAATCTATACATAAGTTTATAAGCATCTTCTTCATTAGAGATAAACGCTGTTTCTACAAGTACAGCAGGCATACTTGTTTCCCTTAATACACATAAATCAGGTCTTGCTTTTACTCCTCTATCTATCATATTAAGAGAATTAACAATCTGAGCCTGAATACATTTTGCTAAGATATTGGATTTCCCACCATCTAATGCATAGACTAATGTTTCTGTTCCTTTTGCAGAACTATTTGCAGCACTATTACAATGAATAGATACAAAAATATCTGCACCACTATTATTTGCAGTAGCACAGACATTAGGTTTACCTTTTGTTTCTCCATTTAGGTTATCAGACTGAAGAATTTGACACGGATAGCCGATTACTTCCATTGTCTTTTTTACTTTTTCCCCAATAGCTAAAGCAATATCAACTTCTCTAATTCCATTTGCACAAGCTCCAGGGTCTAAATCCATATCATGTCCAGGGTTGATAAAAATTCGTAACATTGTATATGCAACTCCTATCTAAAATTTTAAGTTTTATTTACTAAGTTAAATCTACCGATTATCTTCCAATTAAATCCTTTAGTGGTGCGGTTTGTAGGCTTTTACCTTCCAATAACCTTCCAATTATCTACCGATTATTTAACAGCTAATTTTAGGTGTTTTACAAAAATAGCACTTTTTATAAGATTGTATGCATACACTTTATAAAAAGTGCCTATTTTGTAATATCTTTATTATTAACTCGTACCAGCCCACCCAGATAACCTAACAAGCCAGCACTTATTGTTGTAGATAATTCCGCATTACCATAAAAAATAGCCGTTATTAAAGCCATAACAAGCCCTATAACGACTACTAAATTTACTATATCTAATTTTTCATATTGCATAATTACCTCACTATTTGCATAATACCTATAACTATACTAGTACTAGTTGCTACTAATCCAATAAAACCAATAACCAAATTTTTAATAGAAACGATTTGTTTTTTATCGTTCTCTAGCTCTTTTATACGCTCGAACGCAAGGTCGATTTTTTTGCTATGTCTATCGAGCCTTTCCGTATTATTTTTTTGGTTGGCTATTACTGTTTCTACCAGTAAAGTTTCTACTCTTGTTAGTTGCACTTTAAGGTCACCCACCTCATTAAACAGGGTGCGTATACTTTCATCTGCCATCTACTCACCTTCTTACACAAAAAGCCATTAGAGTTTATTCTAATGGCTTTTACATTTTAAAAATATCAGCATGGCTTCCTGTATCGACTAATGTTAAAGTTAATATATCATTTTCAATTAAATATATTAATAACCAATCTGGTTGGATATGGCATTCATAGAAACCTTTAAATTTCCCTTTTAATTCGTGATTACGATATTTAATATCAAGTTCTTTTCCTTGTCTGATGTCATCTATAACTTTATCTAATAATGAAATATCTAATCCACGTTTTTTCATTAATTTATAACTTCTTTTGAAAGTATTTGTTATTTTTACTTTATACATTATTCTTCTAAAGCTTTCTTTAATTCTTCCATAGTAGTATAACTTTTTACATTAGGATTACCTGAAATTTCTTTAGCTTCAGCCATCGCTTTTAATAATTTAGGACTAAAACATGACATTTCATTCTTTGTTGCTTTTACCTCAAATGGTATTTTTTGCTCTCTAATTACTGCTTTGATAAACATATTTATCGCTACAGATACATTTAATCCAGTTTGTTCACAAAAGTGTTCAAAAAGCTTTTTATCTTCTGTTCCTATGCGAACACTTAAAGATGTTTGTGCCATAATATCAACTCCTTTACATATATTATAGCACATTTAATATATATTGTAATACATTTATTAAATTACAGCTTGCTTTTCTGCTAAATATTCAGCTACTAATGTACGATATTCTTCAGGAACTACTTTTTTACTGTCGCCTTCAATAGGTTCTAAGTTCCAAGAACCTCCAGCAACTAATAATCCATAAACAGGTATCATGTATTCTTTTATAATCATTTTATTTGCTCCTTGCTTTCTAATTTCACTAATCTTTGCTCTTGTTCTGCTACTGCATTAGCTAAAGATAGTAACATTGGACTTATATTTTCATGTGCTATAATCTGTTGCGTTTCTTCTTTTGGTGGTGTAAAGACTACGCCTAAACCTTCTTTAAACTCTGTTATATAGCCTACTTCACATTTTTGTCCTGTAATATCTATCCAATAGATATCTGGGCTAAATACAGTGTATAAATCTTCTTTCTTTAATTCTGTTTCATAGATATAAATTACTTTTCCATATAATAACTGTGCATATCTGTGTTTATTCACTAAATATAACCTCCCCATGCTATTAATACAAAGCCATTTGCACCCCAATCGACATTAGCATTTCCTCCATCGCCACGCCAATATCCACTACTGCCACCACCGACGTTAATACTTAATGTTTGATTGGGTGTTACATCTAAATATCCAGTTTTATAACCTCCACTAGCTCCGCCAATTAATCTTCCTCTATAAGATGAAGTCCCCCAACTCCACGTTCTACCGTTACCGCCTTTTCCATAAGTTCCCGACTCTGTATTAAAATTTAAAGCCCAGCCAACACCACCAGCAATTTCCGTGCCCATTGTATAGCCGATTTCCTGCATTGCTACAGAACCCTTTTTCCCATTGGGACTGCCTCCTGCTTGTTGAGTTCCACCAATTTCACCATAGCCTATAGCATTACCATAGTTCAAATTCCCACTACCTCCCCCGCCTACAGAAATACTATCTATTGAACTGCCACCGCCAGCCGATACATTTGCGTTATATTGACCACGACCCATTGCTCCGCTTCCCGCTCCTGCTATTGCGTATCTTATACGGGTTACGTTTTTAGGTACTGTAAACGTAAATGTACCAGCTGTGGTATAGCTTTGTTCTGTATATACAGGCTTAGCACTGTTCAAAATCGCTTTAGTAGCACCATTTTTTTTAACTCTGCCCATTGTAGCCCTATTGTCTGTAGTTTCCCCAATAGCTATATAAGCTGTAACGCCATCTATTTTTGCGTTTATATAATCTCCGCCTATTTCTGCTGTTGTGGAATATGCTTTAGCTGTATGTTCGGTTGCACCTTTTTTTAAGTGTAATTTTTTTGCTAATTCCGCCATAATATCACCCTACTCTATCCATAATTCCGAACCGTTTGAAAAAACTATCTTCGGAACTTTAATATTAACACTACTAATAATTTCTACACCTGCATAAGTTAATTTAGCAATTTGTACTGTATTATCCTTATTAACAAAAGCTATGCCACTATCAGCATTCACCCCTTTAATACATAAACAGCCAGCTTGATTACTATCGCCAATATAAACATCATCACCGATTTTGTTCCATATACCGTTTGCCAAATTTAGAGCGCCTGTTAATGAGCCTCCACTTAATTTTAAATAACTGCCATCATGGTTATGAGCAGACGGCGCAAAAGTTGATGGTTTTCCTGTGATTAAATTCCATGCAAGGCTTTTCCAGACGCCGTCTCCTGTAAAAATAGATGTTGCACTACCATCTCTTTTGGGCATTAGTCCATTTGCCGTTGTTGATACAACTGCTGTACTTGCTTTGCCGTTCCATGTAGTTTTTTCTGTATCTGTTACAAAACGGTGGGTCGTGTCCTGAGTAATCATACTTGCAGGGTGCGTGCTTGGGTGTATATAATTATTAGCTCCAGCAGCAATTCCATCTAATTTTTTCTTTAGTTCTGGGGTCATATAACCTTTTAAACTATCTGTAACCACTCGCCAATCTTGAGCATTTACTACATTTTGCAATGTATCATGCCATTGTTTAAGTAGCTTATCGTTACTTACAAGTACTCCTAATATTAAATTCATGGTCGAATAAAGTACTGGGTCTTTTTGTATTAGTTGTGGAACTTCCAAAAAGAAATCATTATCATTAGCTATCGGTTCCTTTGGTCTTTTAAATCCATTTATCTCACTTGGCATTAATAAGCTAAAATTTTTTTTTAATTCTTCACTATTCATCTAACCACCTCAAAACTCTACAGTCCATTTAAATACTGCTCCACTTTCTGCATCTACACCTTTACTTGTTAAGAGTCGCATTTTAGCAGCAGTTTGTTCTTCTTCATCTATCAAAGCTACTTCATTTATTGCACCAGTATACTCACCAGCTTCAATTTCTGCTTCAAAACAAACAGAAGTTTCAACCGGATAAGTTACAGAGGTAATATCTTTCGTTAAAACAACGTTATTTAGGTTGCCGTTATCAGACGGCGGCGCAGGATTGCCCTGTTCGTCCGTTTCGCCGGCAATACCAAATGCCATTTTTACAATCTTTGCAATCTGTCCAGTTGTTCCGATTGCCTGCGCAAATGCCGCCCTGTAATCGGTCGTTGTCTTCTTATTGGACTGTAAAAATGTATCTTGATTAAATTCTGCCAGCGGTGCCGGTTCACCGTTTATCTCAAGTGTTTGTACTGGATTAATGTTCTGTGTATCGCTCATAGTCTTTCAAATGTTCCTTTCTTCATGTTTCCGTTTTTATCTGTGCTGTAACAGGTGCATAGGTTTTCCATTTGCGTATTTTGCAGGGTGTAATCGCCGCTCCATCCGTGGCTGCCGTCCCAACAAAAAGAGCCGTCCCATAGGTTTTTTACGTTCCCTGTGGTTCGGCTCTGTGTGGCATTAATCTTACCTGTATTCAATGCCCTGTTTTCAGTGTTTTGTTTTAAGTCTATATCTACATAATAAATACTGCCTGCTTTATGGCTTGTTAAAAGTCTGTGCTTAGATGTTATTTTATACGTTATATCTGCGCTTTGTCCTGTCTTAAAGGTCTGTGCAGAATTAACTTTAGTTAAAATGTCTATAACATGGGACTGCCTTTCTTTGTATTTTGCATTCGGTTTTAAGCCACTCCAGTCGATACTGCCGTCCCAGCACCAGACACCGTCCCAATAAGTTTTTTCTGCCGTGCCCAAATTCCAGAAATTATGGTTGGCGTTTACATATTGGGTAATGTTTGCTTTATGGCTTGTTAAAATCTGGCTTATAATCCTGATTACTACAGCAAATCCCAAATGCGCCGGTTTGTATGTATTAACGGCTTCCAGTAATTCTTTCCATTTTATTTCATCATCACCGCTGATACATAATTCAAACCAGTATTCAGGATTATGCTGGATTATATAGCCGGATTTATCTTCACAAAACATATTTATTAGGTTATTCATAAATGTTTCAGATACGGTATTTAATCCTTGCAGTTTCAGTAGTATCTGTATTCGTCTATCTTCTATGCTTGCATTTTCTTTTACGGATAAATCAAGTACACGTTCCCAGTCGGATAGTCCCCATGTTGCTGTTTCAACAAAAAGCTGATTTTTTACATCTAAAATATCAAGCCTCAGTTTTTCATGTTCATCATCGCTTATCAGTGCTGTATTTTTTAAATCGTTATCGGTTGGCAAGAATTTTGGCAGATGCTTTAATGTTTTTACAGGTGTACGTCTAAGTAGATATAACATTAAAATCCACCTCATTTTCTAAAATCGGCAGCTGTTCTTCGGTGAGAGGTATATTTTTTGCCTCACCGTTTAAGGTCAAGCTGTCATAGTCAATGACGCCACTACATTCAAGAAGCGTTTTTCCGATATGAGCAATGGATACATAGCCACGGTTAAAGCCAATTTCTTTAAAATACGTATCAACCTTTTCTTTGAACTCATCTTCGTTTACACTTCCATAAATATTAGCGGCCACTTTTATATTTACGGGAGTAGCGGATACTACAGTCAAATCCGCTCCTATCGGTTTTTCTTCTTCAAGATATTCGCGGACCTTGTTCAATAGCGTTTCATCGGCGACGTTTAAATTGGCGTCGATTATTACTACTTTCACCGTACCGTTACCTTTCCAAAGAGGAATACAGCGTGCGCCGCCTACACCTTCAATTTCACGTGCCCATAATTCGTAGTTATTTTTATTACCGCTTGTTGCTGGATTTCTGACTTTAAACAGATATCTGTCGAGTAGTTCAGCGTCTGTTTCCTCATCATAACCACCTGTTGTCGGTGCGTCATTTATTACGTTATTTATGCCGGGAATGGATACGGAAATAACTTTTATTGTCTCGGCGTCCACGTTGCCGATGTTTCCAGCTGTAATGGCTTCGATTTGTATCTGCCCTGTATCTTTTATATCCGTATTTTCTGTAGCAGTAAATTGGATGCCGCTTTCCGTTGCAAAAGTAGCCCCTGCGTAAATCGTGCCGGTGCCCTTTACAGTCAAAACACCTATAGCTTTGGTGGCTTCTTTACGGATAACGCCGTACTGTTTGGCTATCATGGTCAGATATTCGCCGTGTGATGTATCTGCAAAGGCGACTTTGTTTAGTTCTTCGAGTTCAACTTCAACCTTGGCAAATTCAATCGAGTTGCTGGCTAGTGCATCGTACTGAAACGTACCTTCAAACAGTCCTGTCTTTGCTTTGGAACTATTAATCATTTCCTGTAATATGTCTTTTTGTTCTCTTGCCTTATACATTAATCACCAGCTCCCCGTAGATTGTAGTTAAATCAATTTCACAGTTTAATTCTGTTTTTTCCCGATTTATCGTTATGGAATTTATAGATTTTATATACGGATTTACCATTAAGCATTCGATTATGGCACGCTTAAATTCAGAAATCCGCTCGCCGACGGTCATGACTTTGCCAATGAATTTTTTAAGCTCAATTCCGTACTGCCAGCTATACGCCGTATATCTGAAACGCTCTGTTTTAAGTGCTTTGTAAATCCATACTTTTACAGCTTCATTACCCTCGACAAGCACATGATTTCCGGCATTATCATAAATGAATTTATCTGTATCGAAATCCCATGCGTATTCTTTGTATAGCGGCAAATCTTCTTCTGTAGTAATTGTATTTGTACCGGTAAACGGGAATTCATCACTCAAGTTTTACCACCTCTTCGTTTATGATATAAAGCTGTCCTTCCGCCCCTTCGCACGGCAGGATACTAACCCAGTCGCCGACTTTCAACGTATCGGTATAGATGAAATTTTCAGTGTAGTCATTATCTATGCTGTGATTATGGCTTTCATATGAACTGTCGCCGCTACCGCCTGATTTATTCTGTGTTGCGGAAACTAAATGTCCTCGTGCCGTTCGTTCATAGCCTACAAGAAGCCGTTTTGAAATATACGCATTTTCAGGTGTTAACTCAATATTATTTGCTTTAATAACAAAATTAGGTGGAGGTTTTTTTACAATACCTATAAAAGCACTGCGTGGAACATAAGATTGTGCAACGCTATGCATTATATCAACTATTTTTTCAACACTTGACTCTGCACTAGGAATTTGTGCCATTAAATCACCTACTTTTTAGTTTTTTCTTGCGGAGCTTGTTCTTCATTCATCATATTTTCAAATTCAAGCTCGATTTTCATAATATGATTTCCATTCTGGAAAGTATGCACATCACTTTTTACCCAAAATTTACCAGCGTTTAAACTATCTCTTATTTCTATGGAGTATGAAGACTTTACCCGATAATCTCCAATTAATGTTAAACTTCCACTACGAGTAAGTCCTCTAAGCATTGCTTCAACTTCTTTATTAGTATCTTTATTTGGGTCAGTTTTATAAACATCTTGTATCATAGAATACTTATTGATCCATTCATCATTACGTTTATATCCTATCATATTTCCTTGTTGGTCCGTAATCATCACTTGATTTACCATATTCTCGATACTTTCTTTATAAGTACTTTGAGTCATATTACTACTACTATCAGCAATATAACCTTCAATTAATGTGCCTTTTAATATAACATCCAACTGATCATTATTCATAACAGGGTGATATTTTTCACCTGTTTTTTTACTTGCCTCCGTATAAGCCATCATAATTATTTGATATCCTGTTTTACGGTCCGCAATAAAACTTACAGGAATACCTGTTTTTACTAAATTACCAACTTTTATACCCAGTTCCTTACATATTACTGTTGTAATATCTTCAGCTGTTATATTCACAAATTTTTTAGTTGTTTTAGATTTACTTAAAATAAACAAATTATCAAAAGTAGTAATTCGTACATTGGAATTTTGTCTATTTTTCTCTACATCAAAAACATTACCTCGAAAGACAATATTGTTTTCTTCGTCATATCCAAAAATAGTTTCTCCATTATTTATTGTTAACACTGGAATATTAGGGTCTCTGTCATCTTGTACATAATCAAATACTAATTTTCTTGCCACCTGAAGTCGTGAACCGCTCCATGTAACTTTTTTCACTAATGTAGAAATATCCTTACCTTTATAAAATATTTTCATTTTAGATTCTTCCTCAAATTTAATTTTGTTACATTGTTTATAGCTAAATTTTTTAAGTCATTAGACTGCACAATATTTCGCCAATGACTGTAATCACCATAGACTTTTTTTGAAGCATCTAAAATATCATCAGCTTTATCTACCCAACTTTCTGGATTTTCAGGCTCATCAGTTCGTTTTTTCAAGCCTGTGGTTTCGTCTATTTGTTTTTCATTATTAGCACTTGGTGTATTAAGCTCTTTATATTCAATAAAAGATAATTTGTAATAAATATCCCTTGTGCCGTCCTGTTCACGGTAGGTGAATTCCCGAAGCCCCATCATCAAATTTACGGGGCTGTCGGTTATTATTACCCTTATCGGCTTTTTAGCTTCTTTCCACTTTGTGAGTAGTTCCACGCATTCAATCGGATTTTTAACATCTCCCACGATAAACGGATAATCATGTTTCGGATGCGGGAAAAAGCCGGAAAAACTAAGCCGTTTAAGTTTTGCATTGCCAAATAGCATAGCTTCACCGAAATCAAGGATATCTATTGTTTCATTATTTTGTGCTGTTTTTATTTCGTAACTGCGGGGAGTAACAGGAATAGTGAATTTTTCATTGTCTGAACTTAATATTATTTGCCGTTTGGCAGCAGTTTCATTCCCTAATGCCAAAGATAATAAATTTACTACGCTGTAGGCTTTATTCATAAAACTGTCAAGGCTCATTAATATGCACCTCCAAAGTTTGCATTTACCTGCCGCATGATAGACACAAGACGGTAGGCGATTTCATCAATATCCTGTTCATTGCGTACAATAAAAGTATTGCCGGTAATTGTTACATTGCCGCCGCCCGCATTAGATGTATTTTCGGCAAGTTCACGCTGAATAATACGTTCCGTTGTCTGTGCCGGATATATGCGGCTACCGGTCGGGAGGTCAACAATTTCGCCGCCCTGTTCATTTATCTCGGTAAGACCGCCCGTCCAGTTCATTGTACCCGTAGCGTTTTTTCCTATACCGCCGTCAACGAAACTGAGCACACTCTGAACAGGAGACGGAGCGGAATTTTTAAGTTCAATGTATTTCTGCCTAATTGGTCCGAAAACATTTGATTCAAACCAATTTACCACGCCTGCCCATGCACTTTGTATAGTGGCAATTGCACTGTTTATACCGGCGGCAATTCCTGCACCTGCACTTTGCGCCAAATTTTCCAACGGATTATATATATTGCCGGTGAACCAGCTTACGGCTTCGCTCCACTTACTTTGAATATTTTCCCATGCATTTGCGGCAGACTGCCAAATGCTGTTCCACATTTCTATATTTGCCTGTGTCTGTATTTGTGCATTTTGTACCTGCATCTGCCCTGCCGTATTAGTTGTATCGGTAATACCGTTCCAGATTTCCGTTGCAAAGTCTTTAAGCCCTGAAAACGCCTGTTTTTGCCCTTCAACCTGTATTTGATTACTTTCAAGTTGCATTTGTCCGGCAATGTTAACATTGTCAGTGATTTCACCCCAAATACCGGAAACAAAATCTCGAAAACCTGAATACATTTGTTGCTGGCTGTTCATTTGCGCCTGAGCGAATTGCAGTTGAGCCTGTCCGCTTTGTTCTGCAATATTATTAAATGAAGTACTTACTCCGTCATACTGCATTTGCGATATATTCATATTTGTTGCAACTGACATGTTTTGAGCTTGTCCCCATGAACTGTCATTGATGCGTTTTATAATATTGTTATCCGCAGAAAAATCGAAAAGTCTTGAAATACTATCGGCAAATTGACTGCCTAAAATACTGCCGCCAATACCACCGATAGCACCGCCGATAATTGCACCGGCTCCCGTACCGATACCAGGGAGAACGGAACCGATTGCAGCACCTGTTGCTCCGCCAAGTTTTGCACCTGCCCAGCCGCCTGCAAGACCTCCGCCGGCTCGTGCAACGGCAGCGCCTTTTTCTCCCTCGTCGGCACTGTATATATCATACGCGGCAAAAGGAACGGTAAGGGCAATATTGGCTTTATTTATACCACCGCCATAATTCCAGCCTGTTTTTATTGCATCTTTTGTATTACTCCAGATAGTAGGTTTTGCAGGCGGGGTTTTCGGTTTATCCGTAGGTGGCGCACTGGGCTCATTTGGTACTATCGGCGGCGTTTCACCCGGTTGATTTTTACCGTTTACGTAAACATTTTGGGCATTTAGAATAACATCTTTTACAGTCTGTCCAGGGAGATTCGTCGGCAGATTATTAGGTACTGAACCCGGCAAATCTTTAGGAATACCTTTGGCAATATCAATCAGATTTTTAACACTTTGTACGGATTTAGCAACGATATTATAAAATTTCTTTGCTCCGGCAATAAGTCCGATAAACAAACCTGCACCGGCGGCAACTGAACCCATGCCGTCCATCTGTATCATCTTTGAAAATGCGTCTCTGAATGGTTTTGTTACAAGGTCGAATGTTCCCCAGAATGTAAAACCGTTTTCAAATAATTTGTTAGCATCTAAAACAAGTTCAGTGATTTCCTTAACAAGACTTCTTAGCCCGCCTGTTGCTGAGCCTTCCATAAGTGTATCTTGAAAATTCTCCCACGCGCCGCCGAGCTGTTCAATATCACCTTTTAAGTTATCCAACATAGTTTCAGCCTGTTCTTGGACTGTAACTTTCGTCATTTCATCGTACATATCTTTAACGGATTGACTTGTAAATTCACCAAGTACCTGAGCGGCACGAATACCGTCAGAACCAAAAGCATCTTTATAAAGTGAATTTAATTCCTGCTCTGTAAGTCCCTGCGTACTTTCGTGCAGAATATCTGCTATTTCACCTAAAGAACGAAGTTGACCTTTTTCATTATAAAACTGATTTTTGCCATCTTTTAATAAACCCAGCTTTTCAAATGCTGCTACTGCCGGTTTTGTTGCAGGTTCAATCTGCTGTAACATGGATTTTAAACTTGTACCGGCATCTGAGCCTTTAAGCCCACGGGAAGCCATAAGCGCAAGAGCTGTATTTACCTCATCAAAATCCATACCGGCTTTTTTGGCTACGATACCGACAGCGGAAAGGGAATACTTCATTTCATGAACGCTCGTTGCGGAAGCATTCGCCGCACCGGCTAAAATATTTGCGGCATGAGTTGCGTCCTTAACGCCGAATGTATTCATTGCTGTACTCATTATCTCCGCCGCTTCCGGCAGTGCCAAATCACCGGCCGTGGCCAAGTTTAAAGCCGCCTCACTAGCATCGCCCAATACATCTTTTAAAGAAATACCGGCTTTTATAAGCTCAGTCATTCCCTGTGCTACTTCCTTATTGCCAAATGCCGTAGCCTGCCCGAGTTCTTTTGCACGTGCTCTTACCTGTGCCATAACATCATCGCGGCTCATACCGTCTAAACCTTCTTTTGGCGTAAGTGATTTAATAGCAGATAACTGAGCATCAAAATCCATACTTGTTTTTATGGTATCGTACACACCATAACCGATACCGGCGGCACCTGCCATTTGTATACTTGTCGGCATAAGCATTCCGTTTGTGAACTCATTTAAAGTATTACCCATAGAATTCATCGGGTTGGTATTAGCTTTTACATTCAGTATAGCCGTATATGTTTTGCCCATAATACCGGATAATTCCGATTTAACCTTTAAAATGGTGTCTGTAGCACTGTCTTTAGCGTGAATGCCTACAGAATAAGACTTGCCTGCGATACTGCTAAGTCCTGATTTTATGGAACTTAAGGGTGATGTTACCATATCCCGGACAGATACGGATACAGAGCTGTTTTTTATTCCTCCAAGTGCCGTTTTAGCTTTGTCGGCGTTTTGTGCTAATTCTTTTAAACCTTCACCGGCTCTTGCCGAAGATTTAACAATACTATCTGTAGTTTTAGAGGTAGCCTGTGCCTGACTTTGTAAATCTTTCAGTGCTTTTTTCGACTTAACTATAGTCGCTGTCATGTTGTCTTTTGCTTCCAGCCGTGCTGTAAGTCTTGCATCATCAGCCATTTAACTACCTCCTAACTAGCTTGACACCGGCAAGCTGTGCTTCAAATTCTATTTTCTGAGCTTCAATTTCCTGCTGTTTGCGCATTGCCGTATAAGCAAAAAGTTTATCCAAATAACTCATGTTAAAAAAATATTCTAATGTATGACCTTTGAGAAGCAAAAAAGCGGCTGTTGCCGCTTCCCAGTTCTCATCTATCAGTTTTTTATTTCTTCATGCACCTTGGCTTCAAGACTTTCATATCCAGCACATTTCATAATAGCTGTTGCAATATTACCTATTTCACCGGCTTTAAACAACTTACCGATAATATCCGTCGGCTCTATACAGTTATACGCTTTTTGTAAATCTTTATCTTTTAAATTGGGCTCAACAACATTATCTAAAATCATAAGTTCATTTGCGTTATCCAATTTTAAAATATCAGCGACGAAACTTGCGTCCGGCTGTTTTACGGTAATTGTGCCTATAGATGTTTCGATATCATACAAAATTTTTTTATTGCCTTCAATTTTTTCTTTCTGTTCAATAAGTTCTTTTACACTAATAGCCATTTATATAATCTCCTTATTAAAAATAATTATGCACCGATAGTTTCAATGAAAGATGCATCTTCAGGTGTAAATCCTGCCGTAAATTCTTTTTCCACGACTTTGCCTTTTTCAAAACTCATCAAAAGCAGGTCATTGAACCATACATTATCAATAGAACAGCGTTCTTTCTGCCCGTCCACTGCATCCGGGTCATCAATAAGCCCTACAAAATTAGCACGCGGGTCAAGTCCCTGTTTCCATGCTTCTAGGTATTTATTAATATTTCTGTTAATAACAGATTTAATCGTAAAGGAAAGTTCACCGGTTAAAGATACGATTTTACTATCTTTACTGATAGAAATAAATACATCTTCACGGTCGGCGGTTACCTTTGCTTCAAACTTTTGAATTTCAAATAAAAGTTCATTGTCCCACCATACTTTTCCCCAGCTGCCGTTCCAGCGGCGACGTCCTCTGTATTTTACAGCTTCTGCTTCTCTTCCCATTTATAACTCTCCTTTACATAGTAAAATCAATCGTCAAATCTTCCATAGCGTTAACCGGCGTAATACGGCCTGTTAAATAAACATTGGTTCCCGTATTATATTCGCGAATTTGCTGTACTGTCATTTCCGCGACATCTTCACCTTTCAATATTGCATAGTTTTTCTGTTGTTCTTCGTCAATATCCACTGTATTCTGTGCCGTAGGACTGTTATCAAGCACATTGCCTTTCAATCCACTGAAATACACAAGAATAGCAGAAATAAATAACATTTTATGATTATAATCATTTATCACTTTGCCGACATAATCAGATTTGAACGTATCACGAATATCATCCGTTATCATGTCGATGCATTCAACAATTTTTATGAAACGGAAATCCTGACCTACGTCAGTTGTAAATGTCGTAAGACTGTTGCAGGCACGGGCAATTTTTACGCCGTCGCCTTCACCTTCATCAATGAGTAACAGTTGTCCTTTATCAATTAAGCTGTCAATATCTTCATACGTTTCTACGCTTTCAACTTCAGTCAATTGATAATATGTTGCACTTCTATCAAGACTAAGCCCCGCCAAAATGCCGGCAATACGTGCCGTATATTCTGTTGCTGTATAAATCGTGTAAGGCTGAACCGTATCATCGCTTGCAACTACACTGTCGCCGACCATGCCTTCACCGATAATTGCGACCGCACTTTCGCCGTCTTCCGGTTCCACATAGTCAGGATTAGGTACGCGAATATTTTCCGTGCAAAAATTTATAATTCCTTTATCATCAGCTTCTTGATGTGCAAGTACAGCTTTAAATGTTTTCTTATTATTGTTGCGCTGTGTTTTAATCCAGCTGGCCAAATCTTCATGTTCACTGCCGGAAGCTGTCGGTGCGCAAATATAATTCCATTTAATATTGCTAATCTGTTTAAGTACGTAAGACTGATTTACTGTCGGCTCTGCTACAGTATCATCCGGAATTGTATATACTAAAATACGTAGCGGCGTACCGAGCAGACATTTTTTAATTAAATCGACATTTTTATCCGTAAGTCCTTTATCCGGAATATCTGTGATATCGGAAATTTTATAAGATTTCATAACGTCCGTTGTTTCGTTTTTCAAAATCATGGCCACAATGCCGCGGGCAGAACGGGCAATTGCTGTTGTAGATTTTGTTTTAAAAGTTATAAGTATTTTCGGCATACCGAATATTTCTTTTTCGTTAGCCATTAAAATCATCTCCTATTTTAAATTAAGTTCTAGCGTTTGCATTAAATCATACATAATAGCAGAACTTTCTTTATCGGTTAAACAATCCGCAAAATCAAGATAAAAAACATAATGTAGTATCTCATCGACAAATCGCGTATGACTTTCAAGAATGGTGATATATCTGTCTTTGATATGAAATACAGGTCTAATTAAACCGTCTAAGGTATCAGCCGTATCATACAGAACAGACCTTTTTATTCGGCCGTACTCATCCGGAATTAGAACCAGCATTATATCAATCTGTATGGATTTATCCGTTAAAATTTCATCAACGGTTTTATGCCGTGGCATCATTTCCACATAAAAATAAGGCTCACTCGATTTTTCCACATTATCGAAATGAACCTTATAATTGAATTTAGATTTTAAAAGCGTTGTAAGTCCTTTTTTTATATCAAGTAATTTAATCATTTAAATATATCATCCATAATTATTTTGGCGTCCTCCTCGAAATTATCCCGCAGTTCCTCAACACCCTGATGAAGCATATAAGCACCTTTAACAAATTTTATTTTACCGTTTTCATCTTTTACCCATTCGCCCCTGCGGTTTTTTACGCGGTGTCCATATTCCATATGTGCGGCATATTCCGTATTATTGTAGACTTTAATACTGCCCATATAAGGACGGGTACGCTGCCAGTTATTTTTTAAATTACCGGTATCAACGGGCGTTAAATCTTTAGTGTATTCGATAAGGTTTTCAGCGGATTTTTTCACAAATTCATTGCTCTTTTTAGGTATCTTTTTTATGGCATTATCAAGTTTAGCGATAAAATCATCAATGCCTTCAATTTCAACGCTCATCTTGCCTCATCCTTCCGTTTTACCGTTACTTCCTGATGTGATTTATACTTAAACGATTTTACGACGTTCAATAAAATTTCCTGCTCGTTGCGGGATATTTTCAAAATATCATTCGGCAGAACATCGTATTGCGGCGGAAGAAATAATTTTAAATCCGTAATAACATCTACCTGTCTGTCTGTATTTTTAGCTGTAAAAGGTTTACCGCTTTGATACAACTTGCAGGGAATATTAACATAGATTTCCTGCACTGTATAATCATCTGCTCCTTCGTCATCAACAGCATTAATTTGACGACAAACAGTAACATTATCATGATACATATATTTACTAAGCAGACTGTTTAATTGTGATGGTGTCGGCATGAACCAAACCCCGCAATCTTTCGATATAAATTCAATTTCGGCTTGATACTGTCAAAATCCAGGTCATTTAAAACACCGGAAGAAATCGCCGCCGCCACATTAAATTCAAACTTAGTATCACCGGCTTCAATGCTTTTAAGCTGCGCCGCCCCTTCCGCTGCTGTTTGCTCGTCGCCGATACGCTTATTTATCAAATCCATACAGGTGAAAGTTAAAGCACGTGGAAAATCGTGTCTGTGGCAGTAGTCAAGCACGTCATTTACAAGTTTTTCAACATAAATACCGAGTACAGCCTCGTCGATTTCCGTATCGCCGCGGATTGTTTTTACTTTGGCTATAATATCCGCCACTGCTTCAGCAGGTGTCATAATATCCCTTCTTTTATCCATTTATACCTCATTACTAGCTTTCTAATTCCAAAAACCGCCATTATATAAAATTACATTCCAGACAATCACCCAAAACACTTTTGCAAAAAAGCTTACCTTTATAGTTTTCCCATGACAAAAAAGGCTGACGACAACCTGCATGGTAAATAAAATTATTGCCAATATATGCCAGATATCCATTTAATCACCTCTTAATTTTGGGCATAAGAAAAGCACTCACATTTCTGCAAGTGCTAAAAATTATCTTTTAAAATATCATTTTTTCCCATATTTCTTTCGGTATCTGTTCTAGCGGCTTATTATTTTCTATTGCTTCTTCAAGCATTCTAGTATCCCTATTTGTCTCATTAACATCAAGTTTTGTTGGTTGGTGTATTAAAGGTTCGCTTAAAAGTACACGGTCAAGAGAATTTTCACCAAATTTTTTTAAATATTTATCATATGCCTCATCAAATCGCGCCAATGCTTTTGCATATTCCTCACCAAAGGCTTTATATTTTGTCCACATTATATCCCTCTTTATGCTTTCAATATTAATCCTATAATTAAATACAAAAATTCTATATCATCTTTTATTGTAGCATAAATAGGCTTATATTCGCCATTGATAAGTTCGACTTTTTTCAGTTGCTTTGTTGGTTCAAATACTAATTCTAACCCCACGCTTAATACTTCGGAAGCATCTGGATAGTCCTTACCGATATAAGGGCTTATAAAATCATCCGGCTTAGTTGTTTCATCCTTTTTATATCTTGAATTGAAAAGAATTTCTCTTAACAGTACAGATTTTTCATCTTTAGTACGGTCTTTTAAAAACTCTTTAGATATTCTAAGAGCATTTTTATTGAAATATTCAACATAATGACCTATTTCATGGTAAGGTGTTGTTTTGCGCATTCCGTTCATATGAATTGATACATAACCTGTTTTGTAGTCTGGAAACTTTGTAGCATAATATTTACCATTAGCCATAACAGCTCCTTCATTAAAAAATCCTCTATTGGTTATTAGAGTATACAGTTTTTTTCCGCTATCAGTTAAATAATTTACCCAGTCTTTTGGATAATAGGAAAATGCTTCACTAAGTTGTTGTTTAGTAATTTTGTTACTTCCTTTTGCCCATTGTTCCGGTGAAAGTTCGCCGCCCATTTCACGGAAATTGCTGAATACTTCTTTTAAGGCTTCTTTATCGCCAATTTTATTTTTAATATCAAACTGTTCGCATACGTTTCGTCCGATATTGATAATATCATCTTTTGTACAACTTTTTATATCCGTATTTTTGATTAATTCTTTAAGTGTCGGTTTATTAGCGTTAACTGTCAGCTTTTTGTGTGCTTTTTCCCACTGACTGAATGACATGGATTTTTCAATATAGACTTTGTAATAATCATCATAATTCATAGCGGCAGGGATGATAATTCGTTTTCCGTTTTTATCACGTGCACTGCGTTTGCCGCGTCCCGTATCATAATCGGTTAGGTTGCCCGCAATCGTTGAACGGCAATGCGGATGTAGCGGCGGCATATTAGTGCCGGGCGTTGCACTGTCCACCGGATAAACTTTGCGGTCATGTGCTCTGCATAATGTTGATGTTTTTTTGTCGAGTGTGGCCAGAAATATATAGTATTTCATGTCAGTGTCTTTTATACTGTCCAGTGCCGCCTGATTTTGTACGTAATTCATTTCAGTGCGTACAAGGCGGGTAGCTTCATATTTGCCGACATTCATTCTTTGCTGTACGAGCTTTGCCATTTTATTAATAGATACACCGCGATGAAAGCCGTCCGTAATTTCATTTTTGATGAGTTTTGCCAGTTTATCCGTATTTTTCCAAATACGCTGACTGTAGTTTTTTCCTGACCATGAATTATTCAGCACTTTGCGAATTTTTTTATCATCAACTTCTGATACAGACGATTTTATACCGATTGTTTTGCCAATATCGAACAGATTTTTATAATAATTGTCCTTATATGCACCGGATAAAAACTTTGTCATGCCATTTTCGCTGTCCGTGCCGAGCCTGTAGAGGTTTTTTAATGTATCGCCATATAATTTATCAAGACGTGAAATACGTTTGCGCATGGCAAGCGTATTTAGTTCCAGCAGTAGTTTATTGTCAACGTTCTTATCTATGGCATCCAGATATTCTTCCAGAGACATTCGCCACTGCTTAAATTCTTTATCCGTTAACAGTTTACTGGCTTCGGTATAAGTAAGATTGTTATCTTTGGCATATCTGGCGTATAAAACAGCAATATCATCAGTAATACGAGAAAGAGCCCGCCTGTAATACTCGGCAAGCTCTTTTTCAATCGTATCTTTGGATTTTTTAATCCATTCCGCTTCTCGTTCTTCAGCACGCTTTTTCCAGTAATCTTCATTATTCATAAGATTACCTTAACCTTAAGCTGCTACAACTTTATGTTTAAATGCTACCATGCGTATTTGTTTCGGTTCATAGACGCGTTTCCAGTTTTGCGGGTTGGCCAATTCTTCGCGAGATGGGCTTTCCACATGTTCGCGTACTGCGTTCTGCCATGCAACACCTCTCGGGTGCATGATGAAGCAACGGCGATTGTAAAGCATATTGACGCCCGCGCCAAGATTAGGGTCGCGGTCCGTTTCCGTCTGCACAAATCCTACAGGAGAACCTTCGCCATAGGCAATAGCACCGCGTCCGAATAAGTACGTCGTATAAATATCACCTTCAAACGGACAGCCGTCATCTACGATAACTCTGCGGTCCTGATACGTTTCAAATTCAACAGAGTTACTGTCGCGTTCCGTAGAAATAAGATTCTGCTGTTTAAGGTAGGATTTTGTCTTAGAGTGCATTACCACGCCAGTAAGCTGGTCCTGTGCATCGCCCAAAAGCTGAAGTGCGTCAATGAATGCCGATGCGGAAATATTTGCATTTTTACCGGCTTTTCCGGAGATATCAAGTACGTGGTCTTTCATAGTGTCTGCACTGAATACGCCTTTTAACAGATTAATAAGTTCCTTTTGATATTCTCTAGCCCAATAAGAAGAAACGAGTTCCGCAATAGCTTTCATTGGGTCGCTTCCTGCAAGTGCCGCCGCTAAATTCGTTGCGGACCATTTTTGCTGGCGCATAATTGTCGTGGATACATCTTTGCTGGATGTGATTTTTTGAAATTCAATTTCTTCACCTTCCACAATATTTTGCGCATCGCCCGTTAAATCTTCAAAAAACGGCATATTGTGTGTGCGCGCCGCTTCGCTTGCAAGTCTGGAAAATTCCGGGCTTGTCGTGATTATCCCGCTTTGAAATAAAGCGGATTTTTCCATTGTGCGATTAATTACATACGGATTAAAAAGCTCCGGTACGATGATGTCTGCAAGTGTTGTTCCTGCCATTAATTAAAACCTCCAATACTAACGCCTGCTTCCTGTGCCAAAGATTTAGCCAGTGCAGGGTTTTCCTTAAACAATCTTCCCTGTTCCGTCATGTTGAATGTTTCTTTTTTAAACGGATTTACTTTATTTTCGCCGTTTCCGCCAGCTGGTTCATATCCACTGCCTTTTGGTTTTCCATCTTTAAATAAAAAAGGCTTAGATTGCTTCAGAGGGTTAATCTGTTCATCCAAGCCTGCAACTGTGCCATCATCGGACACAATTAATTTAGTTTTATCAATCAAACCAGCTACGATATCCACATCTTGCGCTGTGCCGCTTAATTTTAGCTTTACTGCGCTGTCAATACGGAGATTTTTCAAATCCGTTTCGTACTTTGTTTTTGCGGATTTGTTATCTTCCTGCAACTGTTTAATCGTAGCTTCAAGTTTTTCCTTATCGCCAGCTGTCTTTTTCAACGTTTCAAGCTGTTTGTCGCGCTCTTTAATCTGCGTTTCCAGATTGGATTTGGCTGTAGCGGCTTCATCAAATTTTGCTTTTTCTACATAATTATCTTTTAAAAAGTTCTTTAAACCTTCAGTAGCTTTTTTCTTAGCTTCACCGTCAAGATTTAACGAAGCAATATATTCTTCAACATTCATTGTTTATCTCCTTTATGCTCCGGCTGTATATGTGCCCGTAATAGATGCCGTACTTTCATCATCTAAATGTGCTGTGCCGGTAATTGCTGTACCGTTAACATTAATCTCGATAGATGTAATTTTTGCACCTGTATCACCTTTAGCACCAGCTGCGCCATCCTTGCCGGCAGGGCCCTGCTCTCCTGTATCGCCTTTTTCGCCCTGCGGACCTTGAGCACCGGTATCACCTTTTTCACCCTTATCGCCTTTTGGTCCTTGTTCGCCAGTGTCGCCTTTATCTCCCTTTTCACCCTTGAGCGAATTTAAGAAGTCCGTTTCCGTTTTATCGGCATTGCCTTCCTGTTCTTTCCAAATATCAAAAGCGGATTTACCGTCTGCACCGTCTGCACCGTTAGCACCGTCAGCTCCAGCCGGACCCGGTGTCATAGCTCGATTATTGGCATCTTCAATGCCTGCTTCCATATTATTCATCAGAGTTTTTGTAATAAGTTCTCCGTCCTGCCAATCATGTTTTGTATACATAGTTTTATTCTTCCTTTCCTATTTTGGATTTATTAACTTTTGCCTCGCCGACTACAGCTTCGGTAATATCTTCCTCTGTACTTTCGGTATATTCCGTATTGGTCTTGATACAATACTGGATAATGCGGATTATTTCATATTCATTCAAATCCGCTACTTTACTGAACGGGAAATCCTTGCCGAAAGCCGTGTAATACTCTTTCATCCATTTATACATTATTCATCACCACCTTTGCCGTTATAACCGTCATCATTATAAATATCCTGTTGTTCCTTCTGCTCTTTGGCTATCTGTTTTTCTTCCTGTTCCGGGTCATCAACAAGAGGGTGATTTTTTATAATAGTTTTATCGGATATGATGCCTTTGGATTTACTGCAAATATCTACAAGCTCACTTTCACTCCTTATAGCGTTTCTGGTCCATGTCTGGATGATATTTTTAACATCCTTATTGTGATAGCGACAGATAGCGCGAACAAGTTCACCAAAGCCTAGGCGAAATTCCGTTTCCATAAGCCCTGCTTTAAGCTCTAAAAGTGAATATAGAAACTTCATAGCTTCTCCGCTAGTACTATCAAAACTCTGCTGCTGAGGATCTATACCCTGCCCCATAGAAAAAATAGCTTTTCTTGTTATTTCTAAAAGTTCTTTTCTTGCTTCTACTGGTATTTCTATTGTTATTGTAGAAAGACCACTTTGGTCGCCAGTACCAGCACTATCAAGATTAATTGTTTTATATTTTTTTAGCTTACGCAGAAAATCAACAATACCTTTTACGCCTTCTTCACGCATTCCGCCATAATTGGTTAGTACAAAAAGAACTTGCTGAATATCTTCAAGGTCATTTACGAAACCACTATAAGTTTTATCGTAACTATCAATTAGCTTTTTTATATTATCGAGGTCCAATGTTTGCAAATTATTATTAGCAAATGGAATAAAAGGAACTACACCCATGTTGTGAGTGTAAATATTAGAATAACTATTATCATTTGCTGTGGGAATATCGTAAAAAAACATTGGATAATCCATTAAATCATTTCTTATAGAATATTCCTTACCATTACGGCGCCTAAATGCTTGACATTGTGTATCTGTCCAATATTCATATATTGTCCAGCTGATTCCATCATCATCAATATCTGTATAATATCTTAAAACTGCCAAAAGCTTTTTATTTAGTTTCTTGGACCATACTGGTATGACTTGTGTTGATGGAACAACAGCATAACAAAATCCTTTTTCATTATCGTCCCAATAATGTAACCATGCCATGCCACTATTAGAAGCATTTACACATAAATCCTTGCACTTTTTAGCATAATCATCGCCTAGTGTATCTACAATTAAAGTGTTTAAGTCATTATCTTTCGTATCAAAGATTGGTGGATAAGTGAATAGATAACTAGCTTTTTGATTTACTAATAAATTATAAAAACTGAATGGTACCCGATTATCTGCACTTCGAAGTGGATTTTTTAACTCATCAGGACAATGTTCCTTATAAAACAAAATATCATTTTCAACTTTGTAATAACGTTCAGCCACATCAGCTTTCGTAACAAAATCGCAATGACCAGCTACATAATTAGAAATTAACTTTTTGGCTACGTCTAAATCCATTTTTTCACCTCCTCACCAAAAACTTTTTTTATTTCTAACCGGCATATCGTTTATAAAAGCATATCTACAGGCATCAATCGTATGATTGTTTTTATCAGGATAAGCAGATATAAATTCATCATCCTTATTTCGCTCATATTCATAATTCACAAATTCTTTATACGTATTCGGACATTTTTGCCGGTCAATATATATGTGATTTAAGCTCTGAAGCCATTTCATTCCATAATTAACGCTATCAGGTCCTTTTTTAGCACCATAAACATTAAGACCTAAATTTCTAAGCGTTACAATGCTCTTTGGCTCCGCACTATCTGCCATAATTACGCTATACTCATATCTCATAAGCTTAGGCTTTATTTTCTTAGCTGCTAATTCATTAGTAAGTTTTATCCGATAAACTTCATCAAATAAATACAAATCATTATATTTACCATCATATGCACCTTGAACATAAGCAAATGCATCCACTGCAAAACCAAAATCAATGCCATGTCTTATAGTTTTAAAGCCATTAATCATTTCATCAGTTATAGTCTTTTCTTCTACATTTTCAAAGACATTTCCACCTGTACCAATTGCTTTACCAATGAATTCATGTAGATATTTTTTATAATTTTGTATTTTACAAGTTTCAGCTTCAATTAGAAATTGTGGACCTAACCAATTTTGCGGGACATCTAAATAACAAGAAGTATGAACAATTTTATCTGGTCTTGGGTTAGTAGCTTCATAATTCACCCAAGCATTTTTACTTTTAGGTGGATTAAATGAATAAAATACCCAAAACTTATCACCACCACGAAGAATAGATTGATTTAATGTATCTATTTCATTCATACCTGTGAACTCGTCCAATTCCTCATACCAGCAGTAAGCAAAATAGCCTTTGCGAAGTTTTACTGATTTAGATTTTTTAGGATCATCACAGCCGCGAAAAATAATACGTTGACCTGTAGGTTTATAAGTCAGTCCAAGTGGTGAAAGACTTATTTTCCAAAAGTTAGACACGTTTAATTTATCTATTGCCCATATAAGCTGTTCAAAGACACTTTCTTTTAAATAATGTCCAACTTTACGAAAAACGATTGCATTGTAATTTGAATTTTTCATCATGCCAATTATAATTTCAATGCTAATATATGATGATTTTGTACTACCTCGACCACCTCGAAGCCAATAGTGAGTATATTCGTGATTTTTCACTTGATGATGAAGCTTATAAAAGATTGGTGCTATCAAGTCATTCAAATTTATCTGCACTCGTTTTCACCTCTACATCAGGAATATTATCCATAATTGTAGCTTTTATAGGCTCATCTTCTTTTACCTTAGATATTTCTGTTTTAAGTTTTTCAATACGTAACTTTTGTTCTTCTGTTGCAAAATCCGAACGACAAAGTTCTTCATATTGCTTAATAAGGTTCATCAGTGTCCCCATAGCCCTTGATTGTGCAATTAAAAAAGAAGCCTGTTTTTCGTAGGCTTCTGTGTATTGATAAGCTATAGCTTCACCTTCTAAAGTTATTCTTTTTGTACAGTCATTAGCATCCTCTACGTACATTAATTTTTGTGAACGTATGATTGCTGCATATTTAAGGCAAATGTTTTCCCATAAAATATCTAGTGGCGACATCATCTCAATATTACCAACAAGCTCTAATGTTTCTGCTGGCAAATATTTTGAAAATAAACCGTGCTTTATAGCATTGGTATTTTTCTCAGGTGCTCCACCTTTATTAATTCCAGGTTGTTTTGTTTCGGTACTTTTTAGCTCAAGTCGAAAATCATCTACAGCATTATTATTACGCTTAGTTTGTACGTTTTTGGGTTTTCGAGGTTGCAACTTTTTAACTTCTTTAGTTGCAACTTTTTTGGTATTAGGTTGCAACTTTTTCCAATGACGACTAGCCCATGATTTTATTGTTGATAAATTAATATCATACTTTTCTGCTATATCTTTATATTTCATTCCCGTACAATAATCTTCAAAAGCTAAATCTTTTACATTTTTATTTGCCAAATCACCTCACCACCTAAATTTTTGTACTAAAAAGGCCACTATCAAAATGACAGTGGCTTAAATCCCATATCGTTAATTTTCATTATTTAATTTAAAAGTAGATACACTACCAAGTAAATGTAGTATAACACATTTGTCAAAAAATAGCAATTATCGTGATTCAAAATTTATTGATAAACCCGCATTTATTTGTGCTAAAGTCTTTTTATTATCAGCTTTTCGTCTACCTTTGCCGTTATTAACGCCACCTTTTATCTGTTCTCCTTCTTGTAAGCTCATTGCCTTATACATTAAATTTTGCTGTCTTTCTTTTTCCCAATGATTGGCAAAATTCATATCTTGTGGCCACAATTCAGCTCCACATTCAGGGCATTTAAAATAATCGCCTTTAGCCTGCATATGCACAGCTTTACCTTCATAAGTTAAACAAATATTACACAAAATATCCTTACACATACATTAATCCTCCAAATACTAATAGGGTAGCCAAAAGCTACCCTTTAAATTATCCAATTAAAATTAAGCTTATTCCTACAAGCACAAAAATTATACAAGTTCCTAAAATATATTTTTTATCTTGTTCACGTTCCATTTGTTTTAGTTCATATCTTGTTGGTATTCTCATAAATCAAAATCCTTTGCTTTATATGTTTTTTTATCTTTTACATCTCTAATAACTAAATTAAGCACCATATATCTTCTTCTACTAAGAAACTTTACAAATAAATTAACTACTCTTTGACAAAATCCTAATCTACCTTTATTTATTACTTTATTAGCTACTGGATCACTACAATGACCAGAATTTGTTAGGATATTTTGTTCGTATTTTTGCATTTTATCCCTTCTTTATATTTTTTATATCCATTAGCCATACATTTTTTCAAATCGGGTTTTCCTAAAATACATTGTTGTTTATGTCGCCTAAGACTGCATAAAAAGATGCCATCATCAAAATAACTATATTTACACGACATATTTATCACCCTTTCATATATTTAGCTATTTTAGCTTTTACTGCTTCCATCATTGATTGCTGACCATTTGCTTTATCTGAAAGTGCTTGCATTACTCTCTCATCTTCAGTATCTTTAGCGATTAAATGATGTATAACTACTTTTTCTTTTTGCCCTGGTCTATGCAATCGTTTATTTGCTTGTTGATATAGTTCTAAATTCCATGTAATGCTATACCAAATAACAATATTTCCGCCATGCTGTAAATTTAAACCATGACCTGCACTAGCTGGATGAAGTAAACCCATTTCTATTTTGCCATTATTCCAATCTCGCAAATCTTGTATATTCTGTAATACTCTAGCTTTAGGAAATCTTTTTAATATCTTATCTTTATCATGCTGATACCAATAAATGACCATAAGATTTTTGCCTATGTTATCAACTTGTATTTCTTCTAAAGCATCAAGCTTATAATCATGGATATTTATAATATTTCTACCTTCATCATAAATAGCTCCGCTTGCAAATTGTAATAACTTACCTGTTAAAACGCCTGCACTACTTGCTGTAATTATTTCATCAGACATACTTAATACTAATTCTCGTTCAAATTCATAGTACTTTGACATGATGTTTTTTGGTAATTTAATAGATACCTGATTATAAATAACTGGTGGCAAATCAAGATAATCATCTGATTTTAGACTTACACAGATATCTGATATTTTGCTATATATTTCCTGTTCTGCATGCGGTAAGGTTTCATAATTAAAAACCACATGGCCATTTGTTTGTGCGGGCCTAAAATAATTTTTACGATATTGTGTTATAGTCTTACCTAACCTTTTACCGCCATCTAATAAATATATTTGGCTCCATAAATCCATTAACCCATTTGGTGCTGGCGTTCCAGTTAGTTCTACTATACGTTTGATAAAAGGTCTTATTCTTTTCAATGCTCGAAATCGCTGACTACGATGATTTTTAAATGACGATGATTCATCTATCACCACCATATCAAAATCCCATTTTCTACCTAAACTATCTACTAACCAGCCGATATTTTCACGATTGATAGTATATATATCTGCCTGCGTATTTAATGCTTTTTTTCGCTGTTTTAAATCACCACAAATTACAGATACTCGCAAATCTTTTAGATGTTCCCATTGGTTTATTTCATCTTGCCATGTTACTTGTGCTACTCTTTTTGGTGCTATTACTAATACTTTATTTACTACCCAATAATCATACATAAGCTCAGATATTGCTGTTAAGGTGGATACTGTTTTTCCCATACCCATATCCAGCATTAAAGCAATAGCTTCATTATTTATTATCTTATCTGTAGCATATTTTTGATAAATTCTTGGCTCGTATTTCAATCATAAATCACCTTCTTTGCTATACTCATTTATAAATAACTCAACATGGTCTTTACTACTTATTACCCATACATCTACACCATGATTTATTAATTGCTTTATACGTTCCCATTGTATTTCTCTAGGGCTTTTATTTGGTGCTTTCAATTCTACAAAAACTACTTTCCCATACGGCATGATTACTATTCTATCTGGTACACCCGCCGTCCCTGGGCTAGTAAATTTCCAAACAATACAACCCAATTCTTTTAACTTATCTGTAAAATGTTTTTCAATTTGCTTTTCTAACATGATTCACCTTTCTCAAATCATATTTCGTGACATTCGTGACATAGACGTATATATTATTCATAAATTAAGAAAACAATAAACATATGTCTTTTATTTTCTTAATTTCATAAATGCATATAGAAAATTTGTCACAAATGTCACACTAGTAATTAAAACCAATAAAATCAAGTTTTATTCATAATATTTATATAAATATCATTTTCAATATATTTACAGTAATTTACTTTTTTATGAAACCTCTCTGTAAACCATAATTTTTAAATCGTAATCTTTTTTCGCTCCAGCCTTCGGTCTTTCTTAACACATCATTTATTTCTATAGCCATAGCTCTAGTTAATTTCTTTACATCACCATTTAATAGTTCCACCCAAATTTCTAAAGCACATATTCTATCACGTTTGACAAGTGGCCCATTGTATTCAAATCCATCGCCACGAATGAAATCTTGCCTATCACTGATACTCAACTCTGCCCAATTTTCAGGTATTTCTTTTTCAATAAATTCACGTATCATACCAGCTAATGGACTTTCTTCAGTATGTTGTTCTTGTACTTTTTTGGCTTCTTGCTCCATTTCTTCATCAAGATACAATTTTTCGTCGCCCTCATATAGTTCTTTAGCTTCCGCCCACAACTGGTCAATAGTATCTTCGCTAATTTCAAAAGGATTTAATCTTCGTTTATTCTTATCTACCATTATTGGCCACCAACGACGACCACCAGTTTGATCACGAATAAAATCATTATTATTTGTAGAAGCTATAAATATACACTGTCTAGGAAAACGTTCTGTACGTCTACCATATGCAGGTCGAAAACTGTCTTCACGCTTAGTAATAAAATGCTTTATTTGTTCAACTTCAGCTTTACGAACTGCCGATAATTCTGCCAATTCAATAACCCAAAATCCTTGAATCTGTTCCATACCTTCTTTACCAATAACTGTACTCATACTGTCAGAACTCCATTTTTTGCCAATACGACCAATAATATAAGATTTACCTATACCTTGACCGCCAACTAACGTTACTACATAATCAAATTTCGTTCCTGGATTAAACACCCTAGCCACACCTGCACAAAACATCTTTCTAGTCATCGCACGATTAAGCTTTGTATCTTCGGCTCCTAAATAATCTATGAATAAAGTCTCTACTCGATGCTTACCGTCCCATTTAATACTTTTTAAATATTTTTTTACTGGATTAAAACTATGTCTATGAATAGTTTCTAATATAGCATCAGCAATTATATCCTTACCTTTTATGCCATATACATCAGATATATAATTTCGCAAAGCACTATCATCAGCGTCAATCCAATCACTAACATTATTATCTTTACGCCATACTAATTTATCTAAAACAACCATTCTATGAGCAAACTCATCTAAAGCAAATTTACCTTTTAAATTAGGATCATTTTCTAATATTAATTTCACATTATGAGGCGTATTTTCATATCCGCCCCAACGATTTATATCCATCTTAGCAGTCCATTTAGTATCGATATCTGTTAGAACTTCGAATTCACTATATACATCAGCCGTTTTTTCTTTACCGATGGTTTCTTTTACTACTTCATCAGATACAGCCAAATCTTGCATAGCTTTATAACTTGGCAATCTTCCCGTTGGCGTGCCTTCTGATACTTCATCATCTAACTTTCTAAATTTATGCAGTCTTACCATATCAAAAGCATTTAATAATTTTCCACAAGCAGGGTCGGTACTATGATGACTGTAGATAAAACAATTATTATAAACAATAGCACCAGCTGATGTACTTCCCTCAGCATAGGTATATCTATCATCAGTACCACATGGTACATATATATCAGATAAATATTTTTCTATAGCTTCTTGGATAGTATATGAGCGACAAAAAGCACCGATAATTCCTTTTTTACTGAGTGGATCTTCCTGTTTATCTACCGTTCTTTTGATATCTACTTGAACTCTACTACTCACGGGCCAAAAACTTTGGTCTTGCCAATTATCATATCGATTTAAATATTCATCAGCATCTACCCAAACCCCATCATTGTATTTGAAAATAAATTCACCATCTTGACTAGTACTAGGAAAATACATCAATCTATGCGGTTGATATGTGGTATCATCAAATAAATCAATATCGATATCATTTGCTATCATACGACTTATTGCTTGATATTCATCTGGATTCACAGAACGATTTATCGGTATGACTAATCTATACCTAGGTTTATTTTTACTATGCTTATGCGTACTATAAATACAACAAGCTACATTACCTATCGTAAAAAATAAATTATCCCAAAAATCATTAGTGGCAAAATCAGCGTCCAGTGTTATAACTGAACGCCATTTCACATTTTCAGCGACTCGCCTACCTTCTTTTAATGCCCCACCTACAAAACCGCCAACATCTTTAATATCATCTTGCTTTGACTTAGCAAATGATTTATATTCAGCAACGGTTTCCCCTGTTCTTCTAGTTTTTGACAATTTAAAAAGAAGTGTGGACCATGATAACTGTTTATTTTTCCATTTCTTTGATTTTCTACTACTAGCTACAGCAATAGATACTTCTCCGTCATATTTTAACTTAGATAAATTGTCTATGTTCAAAGCGGTATCTTGCATTATTAATTCACGTCCTTACACCGCCTCTCTTTGCGGTAAAATTTGTTTTTCAGGTTTAAATATATCGCTGCAATTATCATAATTAATATTAGCTTTATCAGCCCATTTAATAATCTCATCATTTATTTGCTTATTATTATGAGCTGGTTTATTAGCAAATAATTTTGCTTGTATTAGCTTATTATTTTGCACCTCGATACAAGCTTTTAACTTACCTTTATCGTCAGACATTAAAACTATATTTGATTTACCTGTATAAACAGCATCAACATAATTACCCACACAATTTCTAAAAATTTTGCCTATATTGCGAAGCACATCTGAATTCTCAGGTAAATAAAATTTAATACTATCAAACTGCATAGCTAATCTTCTACAGATTGGGTCATTGATATTAAAAGCTCTAAATGGATGTTCCTGTTTATAAATAGCTGTTACTAAATAATCATGTAGATTAGCAGGAGCCGGTTTTTCTTGCCAAAGTGTAGCTTTATCTTTCAATTTAAATATCATATAAATAGCGTCTTCACATGAAATTTTATCTTGAGAATTATGCCACCAACGCATTAAAATATTGATGTATTCTATTCCCCAGTTATCAGAAATTAATGCTAATTGGTTTAATAATGTGCGAACATCATGTCGCCATAAAAAATCAAATTCCAAGCAGTTATTAATATTATTGAAGGTATCTATATTACCTTGAGCCATGGCATAAATTTGCTTATGACGTAATAATAAAAATGGTTTATCTTTTACTAATCGCCTGATTACAGGCTTATTTGGTAAATCTGCTATTTCTAGTAATCCTGATATCGTATCCTTAGCCTTACTTATGATTTTCAAACGCTCATCAGATAAATACGCTTCATCTAAATCATAAAAGTTCCTATCAGCACTACCATAATAAAAAGGATATTTACGATATATATAGTTATAATCAGTAAGCGATAAATTATTTAAATCTGTAAAAACTAATCTATAAGCTATATTCAATATAGGTTTTATAAAATAACTGCCTTTGTTTTCATGACATACGTACATCGATTTTATTTTGAATTTAAATTTAGATTCTAGCTTTTTGGATAATCTCTCACGAAGAATTTTCAATATCTTTTTGAAATCTACAGCATATATACTTGTAAAATGTCTGTGATTTAAAAATTTTAAATTAGTATCTCTGCTAAAACTTGTATCCAGGATATTACATAAGTTATAATTAATAATGAGTTTATGATTTATATATCTTTTATAGATTGCAGTCCTTTGGGCTACATTAAAAGATATAGTCTCTTTATATAGTCTGTGATGAAACATATAGTCACTGTCTTCATCGCAGACTATTTCTTTACCCGATAAAGTCAAACGTAAACTATCTTTATATTCATCAAGACTAATCCTCATGCTGAGCGGGGAATAATCCCCGTCAGCCATAAAACTAAAATCATTTTTTTGCGTAGCTTCCGTAAAACGTGAACCACATTTAGGACAATATATAATCTGGTCATTTGGTCGTATACCATAATAGTTTCCTACACCTTCCCATAAGGATTTAAAACTATGACCACAACTCGAACAGTGATACATATTCGTAAACTTATTACCATTATTTAAGCTTTTTAAGCCACCCTCATAAAGATAGAATAATTTTGGCATATATAAGTCATATATTCTCAAATTAGTCACCTCAATCCCAGATATCGTCATCTTCTTCGATTATTGGTTCAGCCTCGGTCTTTTTTATAACTTCTTTTTTATCTTCAGCTTTAATTTCTTTAGCAACAGCTTTGATTTTATCTGCTTCTTTTTTAGCTTCAGCTTTTTGCTTTTCATCATACATATCGCACATTTTTATAGTTTCTTCACAAGCTTTATACATACGTCCTAAATAATCTAAGCTATTGGCAAAATTCTCATCGTTTTCTTTAATTTCTAATTCAGCACGCAATTTTTTAATTTCATCAAGTTCTTCAATTTGTTTTTCCATAAATTTTTTTAATTGTAATGTATTTATTTTTTTATCAGCCATTTTTAACTACTCCTTTAAACATCAACATATAATGTACGAAGACTAATCTTTTTTGTAATACTTGGTTATATAACCATCAGCATTTAAAATTAACTCCGGTGCCCAATCAATGACAGTTCCCATTATTTTATTGGCAAGTTCTAAGGCTTTTTCTATGCCCGCAGCAGCACAATCAAGAATAACTTCATCATGTACATGCATAACAATCTTAAAACCTGCTTGTTCTAATCTAATCATAGCGACCGCTAAACAATCCCTAGCGATTGCTTGTACTATATTTTCTACTAATTTACCGCCGTAAGTCTCTAATCTTTCCCATGTACGAGATGTCTGATTAGTGCCTTCATATGATATTTTATTGTTTTCTATACGAGGTCTAATGTATGTCAGCTCTCTTCCCGAGGGTAATCGCACACGTAGCATACCCGCCTTATAATAAAAAGCCATGCCATGATTAAATTTTACTTTTGTTTTCTCATTAATAGCCTCTTTAGCTGCTTTATCAACAGTGGACCATAAACGGACAATATGTGGACTCGCTTTTCTCCATTTAGTTACAATATCGGTTAATTCTTCATCAGTAAGCCCCATTTTATCAGCACCCATAGCTTTTAAAGCTCCTATACTTCCCTGATATCCTAAAGCAAGTTCTGCTATTTTCCCCTTTTGTCTAAGTTCACCATTAATACCATGTTTTACCACTGGTACATGAAACATCTGACTAGCCGATGCACAATAAATATCACCGCCATCAGCAAATACTTGCATACGCCAATTTTCACCACTAAGCCAGGCAATCACTCTAGCTTCAATAGCCGAAAAATCAGCTACTACGAATTTATTTGATTTTGTAGGTATAAAAGCAGTTCTTATTAATTGAGATAATACATTTGGTACATTCTCATAAAATATTTCAAATGTTTCTGCATCATCATGTTTTAATAATTCTCTAGCATCGTCCAAATCACTCATAGAATTACGAGGTAAGTTCTGCACCTGTACGAGCCTTCCTGCCCAACGTCCAGTACGATTAGCACCATAAAATTGAAGTAATCCTCGAATTCGTCCATCAGCACATTGAGCATTCTGCATAGCTACATATTTTTTTACTGAGGTCTTAGATAACAGCATTTTTAGCTTTAACATCTCTTTGACCTCTTTATTTTTTACAGTCTTTAATAACTCTAATACAGTAGCTTTAGTGATACTTGCAGGAAAAAAACCCTCTTTTTCCAGTATCCAGTGTTTTAATTGTTCAGTAGAATTTGGATTATCTAAACCCGATATATCCTTAGCTTCTGTAGCAATTCTATTTCTAAAATCAGTATCAACTTCTACAGCTTTATCTGCTAATTGTCTATCTAATCCAATACCTCTATCATTTATTTGTTGGTCTAATACCCATAAATTTTGTTCAAAATCTGTAGGTTTGAATTTAATCATTTTCTTACGTAAATAGCGTTCAACCTCTACATCACGTTTATTATATTCTTTAAATAAATTCCAATTTTGTATATCATGCTTTGGTAAATTTCTTGTTCTGCCACCATTAGTATTAGTCGGCTTACAAGGCTTCGAAAATTCCATTATTAATTTTCGTCCAATATTCATTTTGGCTTTATCTTCAGCTAATCTAAAAATTCGACAATCCTCAGCAAGAGAACCATACAATCCTAAATTCAAAGATAGCACCATAGTGCATTGCCATTGTGCAGGGTCTAAAAAATAATCGCCACGATAAAAACTATCAATTGTTTCACCGCCAAATAAATAATGACTTAGTAATACTCTTTCAAATTGGGCATTATAAGCAGTTTTTAAAACCGTAGGATCAATTAAATCTCGTAAAACTTGTTCGGGAATATCTTCACCTTGAGCCAAATCTATAACATTAACTATTTCATCATCATATGCATAGCCAAACAATAAAATTTCGGCCCGCTCTGCGTATCTATAGACCCCGACTTTTTTTAAGTCGAGGTCGCAATATGTTTCTAAGTCAATAGATAGTGTTTTCATAAAATACCTCCTAACAAGGCTTTATTCAAACATCTCCTCATTGTCATCTACTTCTTCGCCAAATTCATTCTCATACTCATCATCATCTAATACTTCAAAATCATCTTCTGGATTAGAAGCACCACCTAATGGTTCACCGTCTTTTACTTTTTGAATGTTACCCAATCCAGCAGCAATACCTGAGCCAGCATCTGTTTTATAAGCATAAAATGTTACTGATACATTAGCATAACAACCACTATACACCGCAGAACGGTCAAGAATAGGTTTTATTTTTCTATCTACAATCTTAGGTGCAGTGTTGGAATTTGCGTTTATAAAGTAGCATCCTTCATATGCATCATCATCAAAACGGTCAGTATCTCCATCACGAAGAGGTACTTTTAAATTAGGTGGAATTTTTCCATTTTTATTTGCCAATTTAGCTTTACCAGCATTTTTAGCAGCTTCTATCGCTTTTTTTATTTCAGCTATTTGCTTTTTATCAGTTTTAGGAATTATGAGTGATGCACCATATTTCAAATCCCCATTTGGTGTTTCTTTTGGTTCCCAAATATTAGCATAAGAAAGCCTTACATTCTTTAAAGTTAACTTTGTATCATTCATATTTATAATCTCCTTTAATCAAGTATTTCAAAATCATTTTCAGGGCTGTTGTATTCAGGTCGTGGGTCATCAATGCCAACAAGTGTAGGCTTACCAGCTATTTTAGTGATTAAATCATCAAGTAAAACACTAAATGTTTTTTTACCCAATACTTTAGTCAATTCAGTTATAGACTTTAATTCAGGCTCTTTCATAAAATCAGATGAATCAATATTAGCTTCTTGCAATCTACTAATCACAGCAGCAATATCACTATATTTTCTTGAGCTTTTACCTTCTACCAATTTATAACCTGGCCATGTCCTACCTTGTAATGCTTCAGATAATGCGTAATCTTTTATTTGTTTAGCATAATGAATAAGTGGTTCTATCCTATTTAGTACATCAGCCATTTCTCCATCAGACATAAATTCAGGGTCAATAAAATCATACTTTGCTATGCTTAAGCAGTATTCAGAGTATTTTTTACAACGTAGTGAAGCCCTACAGAATAAACACCATTTACCAGCATTGAATTCTCCTATGCCATCATAGGCAAGTTCAGCGGTTGGTTTTACAATATTTTCTCCCCATTTAATTAAATCTTTTACTGATTTTTCTTGACTAGATATCCCACCATTACGTGGCTGAAATATAGTCATTTGGATAGTATCAAAATCATACATAAAACCAAAATTACTGATTATACCTAAGGCATACATCTGCATTTGTGTATTATCAATAGCACTAACAGCTACACCTTTACCATATTTTAAATCTACTATTTCTACATATTTATCAGTAATAATCACTAAATCTCCTGTACCGAATCCCTCTTTTGCCCATTCGCTATAATCAATTTTTTCTTCTATTGCTATATAAGCTGTTTTATCTATGCTCAATGCTGTATTAATTTTCTCAATACACATCTCTACATATTCAAATACATAATCTAACATTGCTTTATTGTAGAGTTCTTGATTTTTAAATTGTTTTGGTAAAGCAATATTGGTATGATTATGTTTTAAATAATACTTCAAATAAAATTCTCCAATAGCATGAGCTAATGTTCCTTCACGAGCAGCTGCTGTTTCTTTATCGGGATATGTTTCCTCTAATCGGGCGCTAGGTGGACAAGATAGCCACCTTTTACTACCCGATGCACTTAATAAGGCATGTGCTGGCTCGGTCAT